AATTTATTCCAAGCTGATTCTATAGAGGAAGTATCCAAGGGTTTCCTTTTTTTCGTTGGCATAGGTTTATCGTTATCTTGTTGTCTGTGTAGTGTCCGTAAGCGAATCCTTGGCTCCACGCGAATGTTGCTCGGCGTTGCTGGGCATATCCCATATCAAACCTAGCGAGCATCCCAACGCAGTATCCTGTATCGCCTTGGGCCGTCCTAGCTTCTTCCATCCCTACTCGGTGTAGGTGGGCTATCACGCAGGTTCCGTATGTCTCGGCATGGTCGCGGATCGCTTGCACATTATACATGAAGCCGTGCAGAAACTTTGCCCCACCTAGCTCTAGGTAGCTTCTGATATGGTATGGGTAGGTTTTTGCTTTGAGCTTCTTTGCTGTCTCGTCAATCTTATCCAGCACCAAGGATGCGGCATGACTAGCCAACGCATTCGGCCCATCGACTAGCTTGTATAGCCGATCTTCATGGTTCCCGAACATGATATGCTTTGGCTTCAACTCATGTAGGAAAGACACCCCTTCTTTCAAATCATCAGCAATACTTGCCGCCCTGTCTTTGCTGTCCGGGTCTTTCATCGCTCCGGTGCGGAGAGCGGCCATATCGGTGAAGTCGCCGAGATGGATTGTCGTATGCGGCTTCCATCTATCTTGGAATGCAAGCGCGGCTTCTCTGGCTTCTGGGTCGATATGGTCGCCGTGTGAGCATCCCACCGCGAACCACTTCTTCCATTGCCGATTGATATTCATGTTAGTCTTTCGTAAATTCGTCCTGACTGAATATCGGCTTCCCGTTTTCGTGCAGGAATGGGTAGTGCTTTAAGCATCTATAAGCCCTATCCCGCATTTCCTTCTTTGTCTTGGGATACTCTTCCACAGATAGAAGATCGCGCAGAAAGTTCCTTGTTTTAAGGAGGGAATTGTATTGCTCGTAGCGTAGGCTCATGCGAACAAGTCAATCTTCTTGGATACTCGGTCACGCATCTCTGCCATCGTGAGTCCAGTAGATACTTCGTAGTGCGGGTAGTCCTTGAATGATTTGAAGTCTCCACCCCATTTAAGTCCGAGGCTTCTACTAATCTCGCCGATCTCTTTGTAGAGTGGTGAGTCAGTTAGATACTTCTTCCCTTCAAATAGTCCAATATCCCAAGCGGTTCCAAAGTTGTGATTAGAGAACCCTGCCCGTGCGTTTGTTACCTTCGGGCCGGGTGCTGTCCTTCCTTTGGCATACAAAGCATCTTGTTCTGCATAGGTGCGGAGGCCGCTGATGATTCGGACATCTACGCCCTTTTGCTTCATCAACGGCACTACCAATTGCATGAACTCCCGCGCCTTCTTCTGGACTCGCGGGTGTAGCGTCGAGATGTTCTTCTCTGAACGCTCGTCAAATGTCATATTACTTTCCTTTGCGGAGGACATTGATAAGACCAACCAAACCAAGTCCGACTGCAAGGATTTGGTTTTGGAGTTCTGGATCGAGTTTCAATCCGAGTGCCGTAGCTACAAGGATGATTCCACGCCATGTGCTGTTCTGCGACAATGAGTCGAGTGCGATGTTAATGAGTTTCATTTGTCTTTTAGTGTTTTGGAGAATTGCGAGAAAGCGTAAACTATAGCTTCATCGTTTTTCTCCGTTTCTTTCTTGGGGGAAGATGCCATCTTGTATCCAAAGTTAATTGTGATTGCTCCGTATTTTCCCATGTCGTTTCCGTATGGCGGAATCGGGATTGTGATGCAGCCACTTAATAGTGCAATAGCAAGTATCGTCAACGATAATTTCATTTGTCTCTAAATTTCCTTTCAAGTGATCGCTTCTCTAGCATTACAAAAATAGATACAATCGCCGCGATCATTCCGAATCCTGCGGCTCCAATCCGCAACCATAACTCTAATTGGGGTAACATAGAAATTAAAGCGGAGGCCAAGCCTATTACTGCTCCAGCAAATCCTGTGCCGTGCGCTGATGAACTGGAGTCAATATTCATAATCAGAATAGAGATTTAACAGCTTCTTCTTCTGTGTCAAACCAGTTCCATCCATCAATCGGATATGTATGTTGTTCGTGAGTTTCACGGCGAAGTTCATAATCTTTATTCAGAACAAAGTTCGGCCCGAATAAAAGACACTCTCCGTCCAGCTTGTAGAATCCGCTTGTATCTTCCATAAATTACCCAGTTACAGTCCATCCTTTTGCTATTGCGATTGCTGTGTTGTCTCCCGTGGTTCCGTAGTTACCAGTAACAGTAATCGTTTTCCCTGTTCCAGTTGCCGAGAGATTTGTGTAAATTGTATCAAGTGCGGCAGATGACATTTGGCAGTTAGCAAATGAACAGGTTTGGTTTATTCCAGTTAGTGTTACATTTTTTAATTGGTTACAAGCATTGGCAAAATCTCCCATTGAAACCGTTACCGCGCTAAAATTACATGTCTCCAGCTTTTGTAAGCCAAAGCAATTATTGAATAAACCTGTAGCATTTGTGCAGAGAGGAAGGCTCCATGCAGAGATGTCTATCGCCTCCAAAGAATTACAACCACCAAACATATTGCTAATGGTTGTCACTTTGGCCATGTTCCAAGAAGCTACATTTATTGTTCGCAAAGCTGTGCAGCCAGCGAACATATAATTACAATCCGTGACATTTGAGGTATTAAAATTTGAAACATCGCAGTCAGACAACGCTTTTGCGTCCATGAACATTGTGCCTAAACTAGTCGCGGCAGAAGTCACAAATGATGATGGAAATTTAATTTTTTGCAACGAATATGCTGCTCTAAAAGTATTTACAAAACTAGTTACAAGACTAGTGTTCCAATAGCTACAATCCAACTGTTTTATGCTGTATGCGATGTAAAACAAATTTGTAATGTTTGTAATTGCTGACATATTCCATTCAGTTTCGTTGAGACTTTGGAGAGCCAAACAATTCATAAATAAGTTAGTTAAATTGGTCACAGCACCCCAAGATGCGATGTTAACCCGCTCCAAGTATGCATGGCGTATAGTCGATCCCCCAATTATAAAACTATTTCCTGTTGCAAGGTTTGGAAGGTTAAAATTTATATCCAACCACCCAGAAGAATATGTAGGCAAACTCGCTGGCGTTGATACCTTTTGGTTGAAATTCATTACCAAAAATGTCTTTCCAGCACCAGCATAAACACGAACTAGTGCTTGTTTATATCCTTTCGAGGTTGTTGTCCCAGCAAGGGCAGCATTAGCAAAATCGTAGTTATGGGAGGCTTGGGTATTGCTTGTAACTGTATTAACTGTTCCGTCACCCCAGTCAACATAGTATGCACTGCCATCAGTTGTTCTCGCAAGCACAGCACAATAATTTTCAGTGGCATCGAACACAGCATGAAGCCCACGCACTTCATTTGCGTCTGCGGGTGGAAGCGTTAGCCATTCAGTAGGGCGAACATAGTCGGCTGAACTTAAAAGATTATCACCACCATACGAGAGAATATTCCATACTTCTCCGTTCCACTTCCATGTGCGATTCCCGGAAGTGAATTCTTCATTTAATGTTGGTGAATTTGGAAAGTCGATCATAGTTCTTCTTCAGTTTGTGGTAGCAACAAAATAGCATCGCTCATTGGCATTACTTGCACAAGAGAAAATAGCTCTGTTGGAAGATGTGAGAAGCCTCCAGAATAAAGTCCACCTTGCCCGACTTCTGTTAGCAAATCCGCGCAAAGCATTTTGCGGCCATCGACGAGATCGACTGGGCTGGCGACATGGCGCGGGTTGCCGTGCTGCTCTTGGATTGCGGCGAGTTGCGCTGCGAGTTCTGGCGAGAAAACGAGAGCGAGGTCTTTGGCAGTCTCGTAGCTTATGGGCTGGGCGATGAGGTCGGCGAGTGTCATGGGAGGGCGGCGGCGAGGGCGGTCATGAGCGTGGACACGCGGGAGTCGAGGAGCGCAAGATCGAGGGATTCGCCGATTGAGTAATAGGAAATTCGGCCATCGAAACTTCCAGCTGTGCCTGCAGAAAAGACAAAATAATTACTTCCCGGATTTCCAGAAGATGCTGTTGCTCTGGTCACACTGGATTGTCCAGAGCGCACAACATAACTAGCCGCGATGCTCCTTGTTTGGCCTTTGAAGCCCGCCGTTAATGTCGAACCGTATAAATAAGTGCTCGATGTCCGGCAGCGTGAGCCTAACACTCCAGAAGTGCTTGATGAAAAATATGTTTGTGGTGCAGTTGAGCTTCCACTCACAAAACGAGTGATATTGATTGTTGGTGCTTGGGTTAAGTAGAGTCCTTGGTGGATATTATCTTGCGGTTCAGCATTTGCTGCGCGATTTGTATTTAGGTTTTTTGTTGAACCGTTTCCAAGCAAACCAGTTGTGCGACTATAATCGCCGGACACAAAATTTGAGTTGGTCGGAGCCGTGCCGACGAGTGGAACCAAAGCTCCTGAAAGCGTGCGGGCGCCTGCGAGAATGCAAGAGGCTTTGATGGCACTCCAGATGCCGTCGGATTTGCAACCCGTTATGAAGGAGTCGTAAGCCGAAATCACGCCACTTTCCAATTGTTGTCCGTCTGCGGCTTCTACGGTTAAAACATAAGCTGCCACATCTGCGTCATTCGATATGAAGCGAGGAGCGGAGAACCGATATGGATTAATCAGAAGCATTAGGCGCGTGTTCCAATAAGCCAAACTTTCAGCCCAGCCCCCGCTGTAGTGCTACCAACTTGGTCAATGTCGATTGTGATCTCTGCATCATCAGCGATACTAGAATCAGAGATAACTGCCGGTGTGGCTGCGGTTGTTGATGATTTCTCCGAATCGTCGATTGAAAGTTTTGTTGAAAGGATGGAATTTCCACCCTCATTGATGTCTACGATAATCGTAGACCCAACTGGTGCAGTTGTTACGCTTGCACGGACTGCCGTTAGCGTCATCGCGCATGGAGCGCGAAAGGTTACTTTAGCTGTGCCTGTGGTAAGTGCTGTGGTTTCATCAGATGCCGCAAGACCAATCTCAATGGGCGATGTATGAGTATGCCCTGTATCAATATTTAATTCTACCCATGCGTTGTCGTAATAGACGAACAATTCAAATGTATCGGAGTCGAGCCAAAGATCGCCCTCGGCTGGGGATGCTGGAGCAGTTGATGAAACAGTCGCTCCTCCACCACCGCCAACATCATCTAGCAAAGCGACTGTCCCAGTCTTATCTGGAAGTGTAATCGTCCTAGCTATCGTTGACGATAATGCTAGAGTTGTTGAAATAGCTCCGTCAGTAATAATTACGGAACCATCGTTCTGCAATTCCAAGTCAGCAGTAGAATCAATGCTGATTAGCTGATCGTGCGAGTGAGCGGAAAGACTGCCAATTTCCTGCACATTGCCTGTGCTTGGGTCTTTGGCGTAAAGTTTTTTGTCTGCGTGATTGATTGCAATCTCGCCAGAAGCTAGGTCGCCTGTTGTTGGAATCTTCCCTGCAACCGTGCTTTTCTTTGGGACAATTATTGGATTAGCCATTATAGAATGGTTGCCCCCGTGGGTTTTACCCCACGGAGGACTTGGTTGTTTTTAATTAGTAGGTTCCACCATCAATGGTGGTTTCGAGAGCGGTAACGCGAGTGTTGAGAGCGGATTCAGCAGCAAGAGCGCGAGTCTCTTCAGCGTCCACATCAGCAATGCGAGCGGTAACTTCAGCAGCCAAATCACTCGTAAGAGTAGCTTCAGCGGCAGTCGCACGGCCAATTTCATTAACAATAGCAGTGTCAAGAGAGCCTTCAGCGGCAGTAGCGCGAGCAGTTTCGGTGGCGATAGCAGCAGCGTTAACGCCTTCGGCAGCAGTAGCGCGAGTAACCTCGGCGTCGATGTTGCTTTGGAGCGTGGTGTCAGCGGCTTGGCGAGCGGAAGTCTCGGCAGCGAGAGCGGCGTCATTGCTCAAAACATAGCCAGCGAAAGCTGTGTCGTTGGTGGTATCAACAGAGTTGATAAGAGCAACGATTTCAGCAAAGCTGTCTTTGTCGGCATCAGCGGCGGAAAGGATCGCGTCAATGCGGCCCTTCTCGGTGTCGATAGCGGCTTGGAGGTTTGTGTTCGCAGTGCCAACGATTCCGTCAGCATAAGTCTTGGTAGCGAAGGTTCCTTCACCGCCAATGACGAATGGCACGGAGCTATTGTTGCCGATGTAGAGGTTCTTGTTTGTGATGTCGATTGCAAGCTCACCAGCAGAAAGACTGACGGGAGAGCCTACACCGCGTTTGATTTTGATAATGGGATTTGCCATAGTATTTTGTGTTGTTTGTTGTTGTTTTTGTTTTTAAGGAGTAAACTCTCCTCCGTCAATTAATTCGACATTCTGCAATTGACCGCCTTGGACTTGAGCTACTTGCCCACCCTCTGGAACAGTAATTTGCATATCGTTAATTGCGGAAAGAATCTCGTATAGCTGACCGTCAATCGTAAGGTCTTTAAAACAATTGATGTCTATTTGGTCTGCCATAACTTTATTGTAGATTGATATTGTTTTGAGTCAAGTTCAAGAAATCTGGTGGACATTAACAATCACACTAGGAGTTTCTGGTATGCTTGGAGATACTTGTGCAGGAAATTCTTCCAGAGATAATTGTGTGCTATCCGCATTCCAATAAATCTCTACATAGTCTCCAGCATTTTGCACGGCTCCAGTAAGCTCGAAATTAGCTACCAAGTAAGATGGGATTCCAAAGTTCTTGCGAGGCTGCATATCGAACCTAGTCGTGCTATTGGGATAGTTGTTGCCATTATATTTCAACCAGCAATCAAATGAATGCACGGCATTATCTGGGTTCACTACCTGCAATGAGAATGCCAAGCTATAGATTCCCGCTTTTGCAAATGTGATCTTTGTTCCTCCGACAATGCTTACTCCACTAGAGATGTATTGGGAGTTAATACGAACTGCCTGCGGAGTTCCAAGAGTCAAGAATGGCTGATCCGTTGTATCGTAGAACGCGCCATAGCTTTTGTTCTGGTATGACTGAATCTTGTTTAGAATCTCCCAAAGCTGTCCGTCAATTGTCATATCTGTAAAGCAGTCTTTTTCCATTAGATTAGAGGAGGTTGATTCTTATATGGATGTCCAGCAGGAAGATTTGCTACAAGCCCCCATTTCCATGCTAGGTATCCTTCTACAATTTGTTGTTGCGAGTTATCTGAAAATGCTAGAGTCTCTGCAATAAAACCTTCAACTGCTTGGTCTTCATTGAAATTCCCTCCAAGATTAAGAGAACTGAATGCAGTCGTGCCAATATTTCCAGTAACCAATTGCGTTCCATTTAATCGAATCGCAGAGTTCGTTGCGTTAAATTTCCCTATAACAAGTAGATTCTGATCTTCTGGTGCTGATCCCAATGCTGTTACAATAGAAATAGTGTTGGTGGAAATTTGGAGTCTATTATCTGCTGTCCTACGCATGTAAATTCTATTAGTCGAAAGTTCTGATCCGCTAAATAAAAAATCTTGGTCGCCAGCAATTCCCTCATTGTCGCAACGAACAATCATTGCAAGATTCAATGGAGTTGTCGCTTGGGCGTATGTGAAACTATTATTTTCCAGAATTTGATTGTTTGGAATTGTGAGCGCGTATTCAAAAACATTAAGCCCATTCAATTGGCGCGTTCCAATTGTAGGGCCAGTCTTTCCAGCAGTAATAACGGACAATGTTCGTCCATTCCCACTCTTGTCTATAACCTGCGTAACAGTAGTTCCGCTAGTCGTAATTGTCGCGGCATCGCTTGGATCATACCAGAATACCGTTGGTATTTGCTGTGGAGTCCATAGTGCGCCACCACTAATTGCGGCGTAGATTTGCCATAGTTGCCCGTCAATTGTCAGATCATTGAAACAATCGCGGGTTGGAAGTTCTGGCACATAGAATTTCTCGCTCAAAGATACGAGAACATCATACAACTGGTTGTCAGTTGTTTTGTTAATAAAACAATCTCTTTCCTCTACGGCCATTGAAGTGATCTATAAATTGGCGCGAAGGATCGAACTTTGCGCCATTATCGTTACCGATATTAGATAAGCGGAGGAACAAATGCTCTGCCAATAGCTTCATTGAGGTACTGCATTTGCATATCTTCCGTCATTTGGACAAAGCAATTCTCCGTGATTGTTGTGCGAGGTTCGCCAATTGCATTGAATGCGGCGTAGAACTGATAGAGCCGATTGGCTTCCGGCATTGCGTCAAAGCATCCGAATCCAACAGGTTCAATGTCAGCCGCTTCAGCAACCGTGCGGAGAATCTGGTAAGGCCAACTATTGTAAGGTGTATCGTTAAAACAAGCCATGATAGTATTAAGGGTTTAAGCTATTGGAGGGGGATTTTACTCCCCCTCCATTTGAGCTTGTTTACTTACACGGGGGCTTGGATGTCGCCCACACCAGCGCAGTTGTAGCAGTCAGCCGGGTCGGCGGACGGGGTGTAGTCGTTCAACGCGCAGCAGGAACCATAGAGGTTCTTGCTCTTCGGCAAGCGATGCAGGAAGACATGGATGAGGGTCGGGTCTTTGACCTGCGCCGCGAGGCGGAACTGGGCCTGATAGTAGCCCATTTTGCGCCAGCGGTTGCACTCCCAATCGGGATTGCGCCATTCCCAGTCACCAGCATAGTTCTGGGTCTGCATCTGGGCTTTGCCGTATCCGGTAGCGGAAGGCATCGTCCACTTGACCATGGCCTTGTTGACCATAGCAGTCGAGATGGCGAAGTCGGCTTCAGCGTAGTCACGATTCGTGACATACGAGCAACCATTCTCTTGCACCACTTTGACATAGCGAGGAACGCGAACGAGCAACGCCCATGTCGCAGGATCAGTCGGGCTGAACGGAGCTTGGGGTTGGTCGGCAGCGGGAGCCTTGTTGTAGCGAGCGGCGTTGATGTCGTAACCGAAGGCGTAGTCGCCGATAACGCGATTGACACCCAGCTTGAGGCTGGAGAGGCGAGCGTCGAAGTCGGTGTTGGCATCCCAGTAACCGTTGTTGCGCTTGGCTTGGAAGTAAAGCGCACGGCCAACGCGAGGGTCGGGGATAACGATGTCGAGGAGTTGCATGCCAGTCGCTTCGGCGATGTCGAGGCGGAAGGCATCGTCTTCGTTCTGAAGCTCGATGAGGGCGTCATCAAGCATGTCGAGCGAGAGGTAGGCGATCTTGGGGAGATCGGCAACAGCGCATTTCACGCGAACATGGCAGAGGTCGTAACCAGCCGTGTTTTCAACGGAATGCTCGGGTATGAACCAAGATTGGTCATCAAGAAGACCGCAGTAGGTTCCGTCATCAGTCGTGAAGCCAACCCACTTGTGACCAGCTTGGCCGATGTAGTTAGCGCGAAGGAACTCTTCGTGGACATTCTTGGTGATGCGAGCATTGCTCTCCTCAAACTGAAGGATTTCTTCAGCGGGGAAGAGGCGATAGAGAAGCGATTCAACGCAAATCCAATCGGTGTGCATCTCTTTACGAAGAAGCTCGAAAGTGTAGCTCTCCGTGCCGGGACGCTGGATCAGGTCGCTGTTGGTCGCGCAGCTATCCGTGGAGCAATAGGTGTCATTGATCTTGTTGAAGGGGGTGCAAGGATCGTAGAACCCACGGCCAAAGCGGAAAGCCTTCTGCTCGGTGGTGTGGTTGAGGGGCCAAGGTTGCTCCTCGAAACGGGTGAAGTATGTGGAGTTGGTGACGAGTTTCTTCACATAGAGGTCGTTGAAATACTCGCGGCCCTCACGGAAAAAGCTGTCCAACTCTTCACAGGAATTAAAATAAATCTGCTCGGTAGCCATATTATTATTTTTGTTTTGTTGTGTTTGTTGGTTGTTGTTGTTTGGTTTGTTTGTCTTACACCGCAAGACAAACATAGAGAATGCCAAGCGAGTGCTTGTATTCTCTGCTGGAACCTACCCAGAGATCGGCTTTCGCCGCAGTCCAGAAACCGTTTGTTTGCGAGATCGGTGACTCGCCAACCAGAGTGCGGTTGAATCCCTAATTGCTCACGCTTTCGGATTTCTCTTGCTCATACTCCTATAGTAATAAATTACTATGTCAAATTAAAAATGAGAAAGGGGAGAAAGATTTCTCTCCTCCCCTTCCAGCGATTTGGTTGTAGGGCGATTTATGCAGTAGCTAGTTTGCGGCCACTCGGATTGAACCGAGCGATTTTAGCCGCCAGTCCCTCGGAGACACTTAACCTCTTCGTCTGGGAATCTGTTACTGATGCTGTCGATTCCAACCTAGAGGAACCCTTCAGCTTGCTAATGTAATCGTCTTTCTCTTTCAGCATTTCCGCTTGTGCTTTGACCAATGCTTGCAACTTCTTGTAAGCGCGGCCTTGGTTAATTAAGCGGTTCATGTCATCCACGGATGCTGGCTCATCGCTTTGCTGTGTAGCGGCGAGCGCAATAGCGTCATCCTTGGTTGTGTCAAACTTGATACCTTTTTCTTTCATGTAGGTAGCGAGGTCATCCGAGATGCTAACTTCTTTCTCGATTTCCTGCGCCTGATTCTTGTAGCTATCGCGCCATGTGTTGATGAACTTGGTTCGTGCTTCAAGTTCCCTCTGCTTGGCGTTGCGGGTAATCTCCTGCTTCGTATTCTCGAAATCATAGAGAGCTTGTGCGTGGACTTCCGTGGCTTTCATCCAGTTATTGATGTAGTCAAGGAACCTAACTTGCTTGATGTTAGACAAGCTATTAGCCAACTCTTCCAGCGTCTCGTCACGCTCTTGCATTGCGAGCGCACGATCTTCCTCGTTCGCGTGGTGGAACATCGAAGCGTTAGCCGTTACTGCTTTGCTGAACAATGTCTGCAACTGCGGGTCATTGCCAATCAGCTTCTTGGCCTCATTATAGTTATCTTGGATTGGCTTGATGAATTTCTGCTGGAAATCTTTGTTGCTGGTAAGGTCGTAGAAGTCGAGCTTCCCGCGAAGGTCTTGAATCTCCTTGGATAACTGCGACTCCAACTCTGCCTTCTGTTCGTTGGCTTTGTTAAGCTGTTCTTGGTAGTGGTTGGCTTCTTGCGTGGTCTGGCTGTTCTGAACCAACTTTTCAAGCTCCTCGATCTTGCTGGTGTATTTTGGAATCTCGTCGTTCTTGAACTTCTCCAACTCCTCTTTCAAGCGGCGGTTCTCCTCGATCTGCTTCTGCACGAAGCCGGGTTTTTTCTTCTCCGGTTGGATGAGTGGCTTCTTCTCGCCTTCAATCTCATTATCGTCAACGATAGAATCCTCCTCCTGCATTCCTAGCATTGGATCGCCGACATTGGATGCGCTTGGCTTTCCTTCGTCGGTTTGCTTCTTCGTGAACTTGGCGATCAGATCGGCGGTAGTTCCCTTAATGGGAACTTCTGCTTTCTTCTTGAGATCGTTGATGATTTCTTGTGTGTCGTTTGTATCACTCATTTTCGTCTAGGTCTGGGTCGATGTTGCTTTCGATTGGTTGTTTGGTTTTCTTGCTTGGTTTCTTGAACTCTCCTTCCGCCCCATCTCCAAGGAATTGGATGTGGGTAATTGCGTTTCGGAGAGTATCAATTCCGCTAGATGGCGCGGTGTGCATGAGCAGGTATGCCTGCAATGATGACCATTGATCGTGCGCTACGATGGCAGCGCACAATGCTTTTATTGCTTCTGTATTCATTCAGTTGGTTTTTGCATGGGTTGAGGTTGTTGGACTTCAACTTCCTCTTCCATCTCTGGTGTTTCAATTTCAACTTCTTCTGTCTCTTCTTCGCCTTCTTCTGGCATAGCCATTTCGCCTTTTTGCTTGGCCTTTGCCATAGATTTCTGAATCTCGGCGCGAGCCTTGGCCTTTTGGAGTGCGAGTTGGGTGATACCCTGTTGCTTGCGTTGCTCGGTGCGCTGGGCGTGGCTGATTGCCGCCTTGCCAACCGAGATGTCTGCGAGCTTCTGCTTGGTGTCGATTTCGATACCAGACTTCGCGGCGAGGTATTGGAGCTTGATGTCTTCTTCGGACATTCCACCGCCTTGTTGCTGGGATTGTGCTTGAAGCATCTCTTGGTAAACAGAGTTGAGTTCGTCGCCCATCTTGCCAGCTTCTCCCATCCCTTGCATGAACTGCTTGAGGAAGTCTTGCTTGCCTTGGTCTTTGGCGATGTATTCCACATGGGCCATGATGTGACCACCCTTGAACTGGATGGAGCGGACTGCCTTGGCGAGTTCCGTAACCTCTGCCGCGCCTGCCTGCACCGCCTGCATATTGGTTTGCAGTTGGAGCATGAGGTCTGCGAAGTGACCTTGAGCGTGGTCGATGTGCGGGTCGGTAGGAAGAACTGGGAAGTTCGCTGGGTTTACGAACACATCCGTCATACCAGCGTTCTCAAATCCAATGATACGATCAGTATCGTCAATCTTCGCGCTCTTGGTATTCCTATAACGCACCACATTATCCCTGCCAGCTAGGGCGGCGATTGCGTCCTTAACTGCGTTCTCCTGCCCTTCGTTTGCTGGTGTAACGCTAGTGAGTCCAACAAGTTTCTCGGCAACGATAAGTTTGTAGCTTGGGCTTCCTGCACCGTTAATGAGATTGCTTCTGACGCTAGTAATGTTCTTCCACTTGGCCGCTTCTTTCGGAGTTCCAAGTTCTTCCAAGATGTCGTAAAACTTCTGGACATACTCATACCCATCATCATCACGGGTGGCAGATACAAAGCGGCGGTAAAGCTCGCGGAAGTAAAGCGTTTCGCATTCGTTAAATCGGCGAATCTGTGTGCCAGAAAGTTTAGCTGATTCAGCGGCATCAAGTTCTGCTTCTCCCTTGGTGCGTTGCTTCCCACCTGCTGTTGGTGCGTTGATGCGATACTGTCCCATACCGCGATACAGGTCGCCCATGTAGAACTGCATGAACTGCATCGACTCTGCCACAGGAAGTTGTAAGCGATTCTGCGCGAACTTGGCTCCGTCTGGCATGATCGACATTGGAAGCCATTCCATTTGCTTGAGCATTTTCGTGGAGTCCGGCCCTTGTCCTTCCAAGAGAAGCATGGAGTTAAGGCGAACTGCATCCACCAGCCCGTTCATCGTGAAGTCATACTGACGGCAAGCAACGAACGCTGCTTCTGCCTGACTCTTAATATCATGGAACAATCCAGAACCAACCGAGTCGGTCAACATATAAAGAATCTCTGACCAGTCATTGAACATCCCAACCTTGAGGCAAAGGAATCCATGCTCTTGGCGAACCGTATCTTCGCTGATCTTTTCGCCGGGGCGTAGGTTCTTGTTGATGTATTCCGCCATTGGGTAGTAATCCTGCAAGATCACTCCCTTGCTAATCTTGCCGTCGAACTCCCTCCAGTAAACTTCGTAGAGATCAATCTTCTGGTTCACGCTCAAGGCCCAATTGAAACTAGCCTCGCTGATCGTGCGGAAGAAATCCTCGCGGGTCTTGTTATGCTCGTTGAATGATTTGTGGAATCGGATAGCGTCAACTACTGCATCCGTGTTCCATCCCATGTCTTTCGCGGCCTGCCCCTTTTCAACGATTTTGTAAAGTTCGTAGGGGGTCGGTCTGCGGCGAACAACGAACTCTTCAAGATTGGAGAAATCAATTTTAATATCATCTGGAAAAAGAAGGTCAGATAGGAAGATATGCTTGGGCATCCACCCGACATTGCTCTCCCACATTCCGATGCCCTTTCCGTAGAGGAGCATTTCTTCAAGGTCTTGCTCTTTGTTGTAGAGGTAGCCCGGCCATTCGCGGATCGCTTGGTCGAACGCTTGCGTGATGTTTTCGGAGTGGACGAGTCTTTCTTTCTCGTTGCCAAATTTCGTTTTGATTGTAGCGCAGGCTTGCCTTTCGGTAATGACATCGTAATAGGATGATTTCTGGTTGTTTACAATAAATTCAAGTTGGCCCCAATTAACATTGCTTTGCCAAGGCAAGTTCTTCTGCGCCAATCTACTATAGTCTGTAGGAGGAAATCTTTTGTAACTTTTGTAGAGGCGGATGCGCTTGTTCTCGCGGCCTACATTGTTTCGTGCTAGATTGTCTGCGATACTCCAAGCGTGATTGCTGGAAGAGATACGAGTCTTTGGCGGCTCACCATCTGGGCCTAGAGTTAGCAAACTAAAGTTGTCGGAACCTACGGAGATTGGCATAGTTCGTTAATTATCGTTGACGATAGACTTTTTACAAGATTTTATTCAGACGCTCCCTGCGTTTACCGCAAGCGAGGCATCCTTTGGCTTTCTTCACAAGTTTTGTTCCAGCAACTTTGTCGATCATTCCAGCGACTCCGTGGATTGCGTTAGCCACAATATCACCAGATTGCATCCACACACGATCCGCTGGTTGGCGTTCGCAGATTTGTTGCTCTACTTGATACTCAAGATCGGCTGGAACTTCATGTGCGTTTGAACGCATATCTTTGTGGATATTGTCGATTAGATTCTTCCAAGTGGAACCATAAACGATGGCGGGGAAGTCGAGATGATTGCGGTGAATCGTGTAGCGGAAAAAGAATCCACCAACTGGCCCTCTGTTTTTATCTTTAAGCTTCATTTAATTCAGACCACCGAAAAACACGATGGCAATTTTTGCTGATGTTGATGCTGGCTGGCATTACTTGAAGATTGGTTGGTATGTGCATCCCTCCCCTTGATAGAGGAACAATATGATCTACATGGAACTTTATTCCAAATCTATTTTCTAGCCGAATAGCTTGATTGTAAAAAGAAGCAATAATTTGTTTTTGAGAATCAGTTAGAACGGAGGACGATTTTCTTTTGATTGCTTTGCGCTTTGCTTCATTTGCTCGTTTTAAATGTATGCTTTTTTTCCTATATTCAATTTCAGCTTGAATCCTGTAAGGATTATTTTTTCTGTTTTCTCTTCTGCTTTTATTTACTCTATCTCTGTTATTTTTACTCCAATCAGCAGTTCTTTTGATTATCTTATTTTTATTTTTTAAATAGTATTCTTTTGACTTTTCCTTCAGATGTTCATCATATTTTTTGAATTGCTCTGGTGTAATCCATCGTTCTTTCCCGCCAATAGATTTTGCAGTATTCGACCAAAACACCTTTCCGTCTTCACGGACATCTCCGCGTTTTGGTTTTGAATCTTTTAATTTCATCTTGCTGTTAACATTTATTTATTGTTATTCTGATCCCATGTCAAGGTCTAATGGTAGAGAAAAGTATGGAATGTGGTTCCCAGACAATGTGGATGATCTTGGGATTGAGTTGTTCTGCTACTCGATAACCCGTGGTCAGTATGGAAGAACCTACTGCGCCAAGCACAATCTTGATCTATCCGAGTTCAAGCTGATGACGCCATTTGAGCATTTCATCAAGGCCGTCCAGATGCAATGGCCGACCGATGTTGTTATCAAGAATCGCGGATACACAAACATACAATTGTTAAGAACTATAGAAGAACTTTGCAATAACGACGATGTTGTTCTGGCTGGCGCGGCATCTATGGGCAAGTCGTTTCCTGTTGGTTTGTGGGTGCTTCTGGATTGGTGCGCCGTTCCTACTTGCACTTCTTCTTGGGTTGCGACTACAACTATCGGCGCGTCCGAGGATCGTATCTGGGGTATTATTTCCAAGCTTTGGAAAGCAATGCGTGTTAAGATAGGGAACCTAATCGACTATCGACACATGATCGTATGGGGCGGCGGGGATGGAAACGATGAAAGAGATTACAGAAATGCGATCAAGGCTCTTGCGTTTGAGCAAGGTTCTCAAGGTCAGAAGGCGATTGATACAACGCGAGGTCGTAAGAATGATCGTGTCCGCATGGCTCTGGATGAGTTACCTGAAATGGAAATGGGGTCTTTGACCGCCAAGGTCAACTTATCCTCCAACGACGATAAAGTATTTATTGGTATCGGAAACCCTAGCTCCGGTGACAACCCGCACACCCGCTGGTGTATGCCAAAAGGTAAGACCAACTTTGATTCTGTCACGATGGACATGGAGAAGTGGGAGACAGAAACAGGCGTGTGCTTGTTCTACAACGGCATGAAGTCTCCTAACTTCCAAGCTCCCGCCAACGAGCCTTCCCCTTTCCCGTTCCTCATGGATCGGAATAAGCAGATGCAGATGCTTAAGCAATGCTACGGAGATGAGTCTGCCGTGGACTATGTGCGTAATGCTATCGGTTGGTGGCCCAAGGCTGGGTTCGCCCAAACCATCCTAACCTCCGATGTGATCCGTAACTCCGATACCCTTGATGAACCTCTTTGGGATTCTGATGGATTCGTCAAAGTTGCGGGGTTTGACACCGCATTCACCGCAGGAGGGGATAGGTGCGTTCTTTCTGTAGGCAAACTAGGCTTTGTTCGCGGAACCAAGAACCGAGTCCTCTATCTCACCAAACAGCATGTAATCCAACTCTCTGCCAGCGATGCCGCTGAATTTGAGGTTCAGCTTGCCGAGAAGGTTGTCCGTATTGCTAGAGAAGAAGGCGTAGAACCAAAACGATTCGGTATGGATGTCTCCGGTGATGGTGGTCGAGTTGGCCAAGCTATCATCCGCGAATGGCTCAAGACTGATTCCTCTGGTCACTCTATCGTTCTCATTTCCTCTATGGGTAAGCCGACTGATCGTATCGCCGCCGAGGTTGATAAGCGTCCTTGCACCGAAGTTTATGATCGTCTTGTTTCTGAATACTGGTATAGCGTCTATCACGGCTTCAAGTCTCGCGTCATCTTTGGCGTGGACTATGCCAGCGATCTTGGCCGAGAACTCTGCCTGCGTAGATATATCCTAAAGAATAGGAAGATCAGCATTGAAACCAAGAACGACTACAAGGCCCGTGTAGGCTCATCTCCCGACTTGGCTGACTCTCTGGTTTATATGGTCGAAATGGCTAGGAAGAATGGACTCGTTTTTATCGGTAACGATAAGCCTGTTCCAACCAACCGATTCTGGGCTAGAGAAGATAAGAAGCCAGTAGCAGAAGTAGAAGAATACGCTTCAGACTCTTGGGGCGAAGATTGAGGATATACGAATTTATACCCGATTATACCCTAAACTTGATATAAGTTGGAAAATCGGCAGGAACGGGTATGCATCCCCTTTTCAGATGTGGGCTTTCGGGAGTCTAGGATGCACATGCACCGCCCATCCCGCCAGTTGAAGTATGCTTCCATGAGAGGCCCAACTGACCATAAATTGACCACCTGCCTGCCGAAAATCTTCTTACTCCAAGACGCCTTCCAATTCAAGGAAGTTTGCTGTCTCTTCTGTAACCGTAATCAATGCGAAGACATCCCCCTCATGTGTCTTCTCTAGTCGCTCAATCTTCTCGATGTCTTGCTTCTTAATCCAGCAATCCGAGTAGTCTTGGCGGAAGCGGATTTTGTATTGGTTTTCGTCGCTGATATATCCTTTGCAGGTAATGAATCCTTGGAACATAGTTATTTATATTGGTAAATTAGATAGCCTTTTTCTTTTGCCCACTCTCGATGCGTCTCGATGAGGATGTGACATTGGCGGCACACAGCCATGAAAGTATCCTTGGCACAGAGATTCTTTCCACGCTTGCTCTTGTGGTGGATGTCGGTTGCTTGCCCACCGCACACTTCGCATCTCCCGTTGACTTCTTGGAGGTATTCTTTTCTGACTTTGGCATACTCTTTATTCTTCTCCCTACGCGAATCGGAGACTGGCTTTAGCTTACCGCCTCTAGATTTGAATCCACTTTTTGCTCGGAGCGGTTTGCGGCGTGATAACATATTTCGATTAGTTTCTCTACTTGGTATCGTTTAAGGATACTTCTATGCTTTGTTTCGATTTGGTTGATGAATGAACCTGTTGTTCCCAAGATTTCCCCTATCTCCCGCACCGTCTTACCCATCTGCTTGCGTGACTCGCGTAGCTTTTTCCCGAACTCTTTGCGGCTATTCTGGACATTCTCTTTACTCTGGCGGCATACAGCTTCATAGGCCGTGTATGCCTGCATCAACGGATGATCTAACATGGCGGTAAGTTAATTAAAGTTTGTTGACAAGTCAAGGGCAATCCCGCTATCGTCGCCGATAAATGAATCCAGACTTGCCACTCGTCGTAGCCTATGGAGGCGGCACAAACTCGGTAGCAATGCTATGTGGATTCCGAGAACGAGGCATTAAGCCTGACCTGTTGATC